AAGCCATGTTCTCTTTTTATGAATGTCCAAAATGTATGCGAGTCTTTTTTTATCGTGAAGAAGAACAACGTCATTATAAAAAGTGCACTGGTTAAGGAATTTTAAGAAATGGACACTGATCAAACTACTGAACAATTAAATCAGTGTCTAACTGCACTAAGCAACGCTAACGTGCATTGGTGGGACGCTATGGCAATTACTCAATCTCAAGCAGATGATTTTTCACTAGCAATAGTAAAGCTCATGGCTGCTGCAATTGCGTATGCGCTTATAGCTTACTTATTAAAAACTGCCTAAATGGGGAATTCCAATGGGTGAATTACAAAACGTAGAAAAGATTGAACAACAAGTTCATGAAAAAACATGGTTCAAACGTCACTGTCCTACATTTGCTGCTGTGGGTACTGCTGTTGTTGGTTCTATGGCCATTACTCAATCTGCAAATGCAGCCTTAGCAGCTACAATTTTGGAAGCTATAACAGGTGAAATTACAGCGGTTGGAAACTCTCAAGAAGCAATTTACGGTCTTTTAGTTATTGTCTTAATTGGCTTCCTTGTGTGGCGTTACAGCAAACGTACTGTTAACAGTGGTTAATGAAAACTGCCCTTGCCATTGCAGGGGCTTTTTTTACTGCAACGAGCGTGCTCACCGTACCGCGGGTCACGCGAAAACGGGGAGAGCGCGAAGTGGAAGAAGCTTCTGTATTATTTTGGATTGAGCCAGCATGTTATTTTCTAATACTTTTTCTAATAGTCTTAAAAATCTAGCAAAAATAATAATCTGCTTTTGTCTTGTTTATACTCCTTTCTTTGCAAATGCTGCCGTTGGTGGTTGGACAATGTCTAATCCTATTGCTGCTGGGGCTTCTACTGTCTACACAGGTACAAAAAATCTAGTTATTAACGGGGCTGATTACGTCAAAAAAGGTACTGCTAAAATTACCCCGCCTGCATCTGCTGTTTCAAAAGTTCTTGCGCGTGGTGTTGCAGGTTACGCTTTATCTGTAGCTGTTGAACAATTGCTAGGTGCTGTTGATTGGGTTCTTGATCCTGCTAATAATCAGATTAAATATTTTATTGATCCTCAAGATCCTTCTAATCCTGCTTTACGTTATTTATGGGGTGGTCATGGTCAAGATAAATTTGCTACTGCTAAAGAGGCTTTAGAGTCATCCTGTCGTGGTTATCGTGGTTCTTCTTATGTTGGGATTTCTAATATAAAAATTAGTACTGATCGTGCTGATGCAATTTGTCTTTCTCCAGATGGTTTAAGTGATGTCGGTTCTGGAGTTACGCGTATTAATAACCCTTCTTACGATCCAAACGCTGAACGTGAAGAAAAAACTTTACCTCTACCTACTGTAGCTCAAAAAGTAATTTCTAATGCAGAAGCTAACGACAAACAAGCTCAAGTTGCTACTACTGCTGCTGCTGCTGATATGGTTGCAGAAGCTGAAAAAGACGAAGCTAAAGCTCGTCCTATTGCTCAACAACTAGAAGCATCTTCAACTACTAAACCTGCTGATGAAGCTGCTGCTGATAAAGCCAATGAAGCTACAGGCGAACAAACCAAAAACCCTGATAAACCCGATACAACTGATCTAAAACTAACTTTTCCTATTTTCTGTAATTGGGCACCTACTGTTTGTCAGGCTGCTCAAACTGTTATTACTTTCCCCACTACGCTTACTGAATGGTGGGAAACAGGCAAAGAAAAAGCAGAAGGTTGGGCTTCTTCAATTTCTCAAGCTTGGACTGCTACAAAAGAATATTTTAAAGAAGAATCTAAAGAACAAGAAAATACAGAAGTTGAAATTGAAGATATTCCAAAACCTTCAAAGACCGTAAACGTTTCTATTGGTGAAAATACATGTCCTTCCATGCCGGTCAACATACATACACCTTTTAATACGATATCAACCGATATAAGTCCTGTTTATCTTTGTCAAATTGCTACTGGTATGAAGACTTTCTTCATAGCTTTGGGTTTTTTTACTGCTTCATTGATTGTTGGTAGGAGGAACTAATGTCTTTTTGGTCTGCTTTAGCTTCTGTTACTAAATCCTCCCAAGATGGATGGTTATCACGTGTTCTTACTGGGGCTGGCATTTCTGTTGCCTCTTATGCACTTCATAGCCTTTTATTAGAACAGTACATAAATGATTACATCAATTCACTTTCAGGTGTCTCTGGATTTGGTGCCAATCTCATACATATGAGTGGTTTAGATATTTATATACAGATTGTTTTAACGGCTCTTATTGCTGCAATGGCTCAAAATTCATCACAACTATTTTTAAAGGCTCGCTCATGATTAATTTAGTTACTGCTCCTCCAGGTGTTGGCAAAACTCTCTATGCAACAATGCAACTTATTAAAGCGCATGAGTTAAATCAGGCTAATTTACCTAAAGCACGTGATTACTATATTCATAATCTTGAATTACTTGCTAAAAACCAAGATAAAAAACTCGTTGTTGATCTTGTCGAGTTCAAAGGAAATCAAAACTTATTTGCTGAATTGCGTCTTGCTTTGCAAGCTCATGATGGTAAAGAAATAACCCTTGATGATTATTTTTCTTGTTTTAATCATTATGATTTTACAGATTTCTATTCTGAAAAAGTAACGCCTAAACATTACTATCTTTCTACTTCTTATAATTTGATTGCTAATTTCGTCAATAAAACGACTGGTCTTAGCTTCAAAATGATTCCTCCAGTACGTCAGATTTATTCTGATATTAATGGCCTTCGTGTAGATGATGTTTTGCATAGTCCTGATGATTGGCGCGAATGTCCGGATGGTTCAATTATCTTTTATGATGAAGTACAAAATCGTCCTATTTATAAAAATACCAAAGCAAAGAATCCAATCATTGAGGATCTGACTGTACATCGTCACCGTGGATTTGATATTTGGTTTATCACTCAATTTCCTATTTTGATTCACACAGAGGTTCGTGCTGTAGTTGGTCAACATTTTCACTTGTTCAGACCTTGGGGATTACCTCAAGCTTATGTTCATGTTTGGTCTTATTCTGTTGTTGATCCTAACTCATTTTCTAAAAAGCGAGCTGCTGAACGTACCTTTAGATTTTCTTATCCTAAGAAAGTTTTTAAGATGTATACCTCGTCAACGATGCATACGCATAAGATCAATTTACCTAAAAAACTTTTGCTTTATGCTTTCGGTCTTTGCATAGGCTTGGTTATGATGTATCGCGGCTTTTCAGGTGGTACGATTTTTAATGAAGGTACTGACAACAAAAAGCCTGAAACTGCTCAAACTTCCGGAATAATGCAAAAAGTTGATACTGCAAAACAATCAAATCCTTACGCTCAACAAGCAAATAATACTTTAAGTCTTGAATGTAGAAAGGCGGTTAATGTTGAAAAGCCTGAATGTGTCCAATGGTTTAATGATTTATCTAAAAATAATAATTCTGTAACTGCAAGCGGAGCTGTAGTGCAAGCTGTCTCTTATAATCCAAATAAGCCTTACGATTTTGAATATCAGCCACAAGTAACTCCTACTGATTTTCCAAGAATGTCCGGAGTAATGAAGCTCTCCAGTGGTAAATTAATGGCTGTAGATCAACAAGGCAATTTCATGCAAAACGTTTCTCAAGAAGACTGTAGAAAATGGTTATCCGGATACCGTCCTTTTAATTATTTTGCTAAACAACAAAATCAATCACAACAACAACTTAAATCACAACCGCAAGTTGCACAAACTGCACAAAATGAGGCGTCTATATGAATCCTTTAACACTTAATGATTTAAATGCTTTACATCAATTAATCACTTTTATAGCTATTTTTTCTTGTTTTTTTGGTCTCTTTTTTTCTTCTATTTTATATAGGTTTTATAAAAAAATTATACGTCAGATTAATTTCCCAACACGTGTAAAAACAGAAGAAGGCTATCTTTATAGATCTATTAAAGGTACTTATGTATCAAAAGAAAGAGCAGAAGAAATATTATTCGAGAATAAATTAAAAAGAAGAAAATTTTATATAGGTTTTCATCGCTCGATGCTTAAACGTTTAGAAACAGAGCGAGTGTCTACGAGTGAATCGGGAAATCAAAATTCCGAAACTTCTTCTCTCTGATTACAAGCTCCCTTTAAAACCTAAAACTTAGAATCAGAGCGTCCCGCATGGGCGCGAACTACTGGAGAGATCAATGTATTTTACTAAAGATGAATTAGAAGATATTTATGAAACTTATTTAGACAGAGGTGTTATAGACAATCAGAAAGTTTTGATTAAGATCAACACTGAATATACATATTGTTCCCTTTGTAATCACCTCATTCCTAATGCTGAATATCAGCAACATTTTGATGATCATGAATAGTCTGATATTTCGTATAATAAGATGCAGGTAAAGATTACTGGATAGGTTAATGGATATTGATATTGATTTATGGTTTGTTATAGCGACATTCTCTTTAACTTTCTTTGCTTGTCCTTTGTTGATTTGGCTTTATTGGAATGATAAAGAATACTGATTTTTTTACTCAATTTAATTTTTAGCCACTGAGGGGATATGGATTTCAAAGGATTTTTTAAGTGGTGTTTTAAGTTTTTTATAATGCTTTTAGTTGTTGGTTTTTTAATACGTCTTTTATATGCGATTTTTTAGCCACTTTGTATTGTTTAATCTTTTTATTTATATATACTCTGTATATACGCAATATATACAGAGTATTTTTTATGGAAGTTCAATTCCCAATCCGTGTTGATAAAGATTTAAAAGATCACTTTATTTCTATTTGTAAGAATAATGAATCAACTGCTGCTCAAGAATTAAGAAAATTCATGAAGGATTATATTAAGAAAAATCAGCAGCAAGATTTATTTAATGGTAAAAAATGATAACATGACAACATAAAAACAATAGACGAAAAAAAACCCATCTTGGCGGGCGGGTTCTTTTCGGTCTGTGTACTGCTAACACATAGGAATATTATAAATGAATGTTGCTACAAGTCAAATTTTGGGGTCTCTTGGTATACTTACGAAATCTCACTCCGCAATTGATCAAAACCGGCTCTCTGACTATCTTTTACAGGATCAAGCCTCAAAACTCCTTCAACATAAGTTCCGTGTTAAATACTGTTTGAAACGAAAGATAAACAAATCAGAATTAGTTAATGTTTGTTGGAATGAGTCAACTAAAAAAGCTCATTTTGGAAATGTTATTCGTTGTGGCTCTGTCTGGGTTTGTCCTGTTTGTGCTAAAAAAATTACTGAAAAAAGACGTACTGAACTTGCTTCGATTAATGAACGTTGGAAAAAAGGTATTACACTTTATTCTCCAGTTAAACAACAAGATGACTTTATTGGCCCTCCTGTTTTTTTACCTGAATTTGTCCAGGGCTATACTTATTTAATTACTCTTACAAATCCTCATTATGCTCAAGATCGTTTGTCTGATCTTCGTGAAAAACAAAAAGAAGCTATGAAAAAGTTTTTTTCTGATCGTAAAGGTCGTTATATCTTTGATCATCTTATGGGTAAACGTTTTCATGTTACAAATTATGAAGTTACACACGGCCAAAATGGTTGGCATCCTCATCATCATATTTTAGTTTTTTCTGATAAATATTTATCAATACATGAATTTTCTGAATTACATGAAGTTATGGCTGATCACTGGAGATCTTCATTAGCTGCTGTTGGTATTCGTAAAGTTAAAGAGCATGAAAAGTTCATTGCTTGTGATTTTCAAGATGGTACTTATGCTGATCAATATGTAGGGAAATGGGGTATAGAGCATGAAATGACAAAAGGTCATGTTAAAAAGGGTAATGAAACTTTTACTCCTTTTGATTTGCTTAGGCTATCTGAAAAAGATGATTTAATTTTTGAAAAACGTCCTTCTAAACTTTTTCAAGAATTTGCAATTGCTTTTAAAGGAGCTAGGCAACTTGTTTTTTCTCGTGGCTTAAAACATGCTTTTGCTATTAAAGATATTTCAGATGATCAAATTGCTGATTCTGTTTTAGATGAAGCAGAATTTTTAACAAATATTGAAGATATGGCTTTTCATTTACTTTGCAAATATAAGAAACGAGCAGAATTTTTAGATTGTATTACTCAAGATAAACTTAACGGTAATTTGGGTAGTGGATCTGCTGAATCTCTTATCAGTTCTCTTGCTGAATATGAGATTTTAATACTGGAAGAAATCAATTCAATTGAGGTTTCTATTCCTAAATTTATTGATGAAATTCCTCCAGTAATATTTAATTCTTTTACTTTAACTTAATTTTTCCATCCTCTGCATGTGCTTTTTTAAATGCTTCATTTATGAGTTCATGCAGAATTTCACTTTCCTTCATAACTCCCATTTTAAGATCTAATCTCTGTCTGTTTACTTCTTGTGACAGATCCATCAGTGATTTTTCCTCCTTCTTGTTGATTCTCAAATAAGCAGAAATCATTTACTTTTCAACCTTTTATACACCTTAAATAATTTAGTCTATCAATTTGATAACTTGATGTATTGACAATATGACAACATGACAACATACTTATTGTACAAATTTTATTAACCGTATAAATACATAGGTAAAAAAATGTCAATTAAAACCCTTGTTGAACAAGCTCAAATTAAAACTGGCATGAAAAAAGATGGTCTTACGCCTTATTTTTACATCGAGGTTCAGGAAACCGTTCGTAAATATATCAATGCTGATAAACCACAAGATTTAGCTACTCTCTCTGCTCTTGCAGCAACTGGTGAAACCATTCCTCAACTTATTCTGCATTCAAGAAATAACGGCCTAATTTTCTCATCACAAGATCTGTAATAAGCCATGTTCTCTTTTTATGAATGTCCAAAATGTATGCGAGTCTTTTTTTATCGTGAAGAAGAACAACGTCATTATAAAAAGTGCACTGGTTAAGGAATTTTAAGAAATGGA